TTCGTATTTATAATTTATATCATCAATTTCAACTTTGGGAATCTTATATTTTTTTATAATTCTACCGTGTAATGTACTTTGTGATTTCATTTTTACCTGGGTGTATATAAATAATTTATGTTTGATCTTTTCATCGTATCTAGCGCATCTTCTTTGGTTTCTACTAAAGGTTCCCCTGATAAATTAAAGGAAGTATTAAAGAGTATTGGGACGTTTGTTTTTTGATAAAAAGCATTAATTAGATCATAAAATTTTTTGTTTTGTTTTTTTGTCACTGTTTGTATCCGGCAAGTTCCATCCACATGTGTGATAGAGGGTATTATTTTTTTCTTATCTTCTTTTACAGGAATAGCAAAGCACATGTAAGGAGATTCTTTAATAGTTCCCATTTCAAACCATTCATGTGCATATTCTAATAATATAGACCCAGCGAAAGGTCTGTACCATTCTCTTTTTTTAATTCTATTAACTATGTCTTTTCCATTTTTATTTCTAGGATCAAATAATAAGGATCTATTTCCTAAAGCTCGAGGACCCCATTCCGAATCTCCCTGAAATAAAGCAAGTATTTCTTGTCTAATAAGTATGTCCACGGCTTCATTTAAGGTTGTAATAATCATGATGTAGTATTCCTATAATGATCAAACCATACGGCCGCTCCTATGGCTGTTCCTCCATCATGAGGAGCAGGATCAATAAAAAAATTAATATCTTTAAATTCTTGTGTATATTTATAATTATTAACACAATTTAAAGCATATCCCCCTGATAAAATAATATTTTTACAATTTTTCTTGGATAAAGATTTTTCTATCAGTTTCATCATATATTCTTCTGTAGCTATTTGAACTTGTTTGGCTAAATCTTCATCTCTCTCCCCCTCTTCTTTCCCATATGAAGATAAGCCCATCACCTTGCCCGCACTCAATCCGTTAGAGTGTCCTAACATTACACATAAGCCCGCGTATAAAGTTCCTGGGCTAGGCATTACACTAAATTTATATTCTACGTCATCCCATTCATAATAGGCGGATAAAACTGAACCCGCAGATTTTTCTTTATAATTTAGGTTTTTTACTAAGTCTTTAAAAACTTCTCTGTTCGGACGTATTATTAAATTTCTAAACGCACTATAGTGCTTGTATAATGTTTCAATAAAAATAGGGGTAATATAATATATACTATCGGCTTCTTCATACAGCTTATCCGCCAATCCATATGATCCCTTTCTTTCTAATCTTCCACCCGCTCCATCACTCACAATTACAAGTGCATCTTCAAATTTGGAAAAATAGAATCCACTACATACATGATAAAGATGATGCTCGCTTACATTAAAAAGCCAGTTTTTAATCTTATATTTATCAACAAAATATTTTACTATTGGATGTTCTTCACTTTTTTTATAACGATGAAGTATCTCATGATCCAGATCTTCATTAAGAAAATCAAAACCACAAAATATAAAATTAGAATTAAAATCTTTTATTTTTGAAAAGGACTTAAAATTAAAATTCTCAGATAATATATTCTCAAGAGGTCCCCAATTTTTTATTTTATTGAATCTATCTTCTTCATAATATTCAAGTTTATCTTTATCCTTTATGCAGATTGATGCGTGGTGGGACAGATTTATGCCTATAGTGGTCATTTTAAAATATCCTCTAATTTCCTAATTTCTTTTCCTTCTTTAATTTCTCTCTATTTTCTGCCTTTTTCATATCATATTTTATTTGTCAAGAGAACTATTATCATAATTTAAAATTATCATCTTGATTTAAATCAATGATGTGTTTAAATTGGTTCTCACCCAAAAATTATAAATCAGGAGAATATTATGGAAAATCAAGAAATTTTGAAGGCTATCGCTGTCCTTGCCGATAAAACAGGACGGTATCATGAACGACTAATGGCGGTTGAAAGAGATAATTTAAGATTAGAGAAAGAATTAAAAGATCACAAGAATGGATGTGGGTGTGAGAATTCTTCTGAAAATAAGGATATTAGTTTTCCTGTAACTGGAAACGAAGCTGAGACGGAATGTGAAGCTTGTAGTGCTTAATTAAAAAAATTAGATATTGAATATCTAAATGAACCATTACCCGCCCATTGTAAGGGGCAATGGAAAACATTAGATGTAAAAAAAATAGCTCTATTACATTTAAAACCAACATGAATACTTAACTCTTGTTCTTCACCTGTTTTTTTTTCATGATAAAAACCCGTTCCGCTATTTATTTGTTCTTCACCAGCCATATAAATTAAACATTGATGAGTTGCTCCGATCTCTAAATCAGTATGCGGTCGTGGTCTATCACTTGCCCCTACCATTGTGTATGAAGACTCTATAAATTCTGAAATAATAAAATTAAATTTTTCTTGTATTAGTTTTACCATTTGTTTTTGAACATCACAGCCATTTGGTAATTTATGTTTATGCCAATAACTTCCCTTGTGCTCTTCTGTTTTATTTTTATCCGGAGGATTATATTCAACAGAATATAGCTGTTGAACAATTTTATTATATATATCTAAAGGAAAAAAATTTTCTTCTATAAATACTTTACTCAGGTGTAACACCTAACATATCCGCCAGCGATGGCGCAAAAATTCTGACATCCCTTCTGATATGTTCCTCTTTTGTTGATGTGGAAGGATTATCAACGTCGGATTTCATCGCATCTTCTGAATCATATTCTTCCCCCGTCACTGTATTGGTAAGGGTAGTTTCACTTTTACATTTATAGTGCGGAATTCTTCGTCCATCTGATGTGTCAATGTGTCCTAGAAGTTCTGCTGGTTCAATTATCTTTGCCATTCATTTTCCTTTGTATTTCAGCATTAAAACTTAACATAATTCTATCCTCTTTTGAATTGTTAATTTCCACCTCATGATTAAGCCATGAAGGAAAAATAAGCAAGTCATTAACTTTTGGTTGCCATCCCACACGTGGGGCTAAATGGATGGATTGATTTGCCTTCGTAGGGGGAGCAAGAACTTCAGATTGGGGATGAGGATTATGAAAAGTTAGTTTCCCACTATTCTTGGGGACTTGCAAATAAAAAGCTCCTGAGAGATAATTATGGGGGTGAGAGTGCAATTTATTATAAGTTCCTGGGCCGTTGACCATGGCCCACATACCAGTAAGTTGGGGCTCACAATGATCCTCCACACTTAAATGCTCTAATGCTTCCACACAATAAAGAAGAATGTCTGCTTTAATAACACCAAACCGCTTGTCTTTGTGAAGATCATCACGGCTGTGCCATCCCCCTTGGTTTGTTTTTTGAATCCCTTTTGAATCTTCCTTTTGAACTTCTCGAACGGATTTAATTAAATCCCCATAATCCCCGTTGATGAAATTTATAGCGAATACAGGAGTAATAAATAAGGAATGAAGTTCGATTAGAGTGCTCCTTTTGTGGTTTCTAAAAAGCTCATGGTAATATGAATTTCATTGGCAGCATTCGCTGTGATTTTAATTAAATCGGATTCCTCCAAGACCAGAGGCTGTGACAGAACTTCATAGGTCGTGTCAGTAGCAATAGTCTTATCGTTGGTAATTTTATAAGTGGCTGAGGCACTACTGTCCGTCCATTCTATGGTGTACTCGGTGGTGTTCGCCGAATCATTGCATATGATAATGGATTTAATTACAGCCGTGGTTGGAAAAACAGGAGGCAAAGCTCCTGGCGCGGCCGTTGGAACAGTGTAAATGGTTGTAGGACCAGTGGTGGTCATATCCAGACCGACGTTTTTAAAGGTATCAGCCAAGGAACCAACTCCTTCCGCTACTTTGTTCTTCTATGTCTTGAGCATAGGAAGTATTAAGTAAAAAAATAATTTGATCTAAGAGACGGATCATTTGATCAAACTGACCCATTTCATACTCCGGTGTCGCATTAGGTAAACGTGTAATGGTAATTTTAGGCATTATCTTCTCCCGTCTGGTCTAAGCTGTAATTTCATCGAACCAAGTCTCCAGTTCGTGTCATCCACAGTATTGGATACAAAAGCGAGGTTCACGGACCTTCCCCTTCCCCGTATATCAATTTTCTGCGTTGAAGATGTAACGTTTCCAGTTGTTGTTACATTAGATGTTGACTGTGGATACTGTTCCAAAGTCAAGGTAACAGCAACATTGTTTGTTAGATTAGTGAAATCAGGAACGAATTTACTGACGGACATAAGATTATCTCCTGAAGCAATTTCAATGGATCCTGAAGTTAGACTTGCGCTAATCGCCGTACCATCCGCTTGATTATTTCCTTTTTCATGTTCATAAACATAAGAGGCTCCCGCCGTTAAACCTAAAATAGTTGCGGAATTAGCCGTTAAAGTCGTACTGTATTGAGTAGCGATAGGTTGTTCATATATTTCAGCCGCCAACCAGGTGGTGCGGTCAAGAGTAATTGTATACCATGTATTTTCCAAATAATTATAGGCCACTCCTCTGTCAATTTGAGTAGCATTGGCGGTGGCATAATACCAAAAAATTTCATTAAACTCGGTGTTTAGTCCACATGCAATGTCATTTTTATTAGTGAAACTGATGTCATCAAACACAAAGTCCTGTACGGAACAAGGCATTTTTTTAACTACACCATCATACATGTAAAAGGAATTTTCTCCCATCCAATAAGATTTACCGTTTACATCTATGGCTGCGTGTTGTGCTATCAATCCACAGTTAGCCCCTAACTGACGCTGTCCAAAAGTATAAGGTGTTCCAACAAATTGAACACCGTGTAAGGATTTATCTGTCCATACAAGTATTTGTCCTGTTGATTTAACTGCCCCGATGATACGTGATCCATCCGCAATTCTAAGCGATCCTGATTCATTCGTTGCTACAGGAGTCCAATCCGTCAAGTCTTCCCTGTCCGACCATCTAAAAAATAAGTCATCTTGTGTGGCTGTATTTCCAAGGGTTGTCTCGGTTCCCATACAAAATAAATGTCTTGTGTCCGCAGATACTAAACTAAATCGTGACGCCGTAGGGGCGTTTGTAACGATTGCCGCTCTGTTAGAAACACCACCAGAGAGATCCCATTTATAAGTTCCACCATTAATGACCGTTGCAATTAAATCCTCCCCAAAGTTATCAAGTGACCAGTTTCTTGCATAAATTACCACATCTGATGATGAACGGGCTGTTCCCCACGTACTAGATCCCCATGTGGATGTACCCCATCCATATCCCAATGTGGATGTTGCTTCTCCAATAGAGAGCTGATAATTAGCGTTTCCTGTTCCTCCCCCGCCGGATGTGGATCCTGATGCCGTACTTGTATGGGTAACAGTATAATTGTCAGTATCCGTAATAGTAGTAATCTCAAATTCGTTGTTCATATCCAAGCCATCAATGGCCGAGAATGAATCAAAGGTCACAAAATCTCCCTGACTTGCCCCATGTGCCGTATCCGCTACGGAAACAGTCGTCGTGCCGTTGGTTGTAAAAGGATTGGTCAATGAGTCTGGTCCTGATCGTATAGGTGTAATGTCATTGAACACTCCACCAACAAAAACATACAGTTTTCTGTCGGTTCCTAAGGCAAGATGCCTTGTTCCGTCTAAGCTAATCCAGGCATGCGTATCGCGGACTACGCCCACGATTGTTGTATTAGGATTAGGAAGATAATCCCATCCGTTCCAACGCTCAGGCTTCCCATAATGAAAGCGTACAAAATCAGAATTAACATAACGACGATCGTCCCCTGCCGCATAAGGAGAATCTTGCTTGTCTATTCCTGGTTGAAATTTTAAATCGGTTAGTTCCATAAGATTGTATAATAAATTACTTCCTCTGTGGTGGCAAGAATTGAGTGCCTACATTTCCATGAAAAGCATAGGTCCCGTAATGCGTGAGTCCACTCATGATATCCGCATAGACGGTACCACCAATTTTTTGCCATAGTCTACAGAATGCATAGTCCTCTGACAAGTATCTTTTAGTCTCGGGATCAATCATCGTGTCAAAAAAGGCGTAGTTCCAGTCCGATGTATCATGATGCTTAAACTTTGTTTCATGTGGCTGTCCTATATGCTGATCATTCTTAAATTTAAGATGAGGATACGCCAGTCTCATCTTATTAAAAACCTCTCGTTTAATAAGCATAAATCCTGTAGCTGCATCCATAACCTCAATAAATCCTCGTTGCATGGCAATATGATTAGGATTTTTTACATTTAAATTGTATTCCAAGGAAAATGCATGAAGTTCCTCTGGAGTAATATTAGGTTTCTCTTCCATTTTCTTTTTTACCTTACGCCAATCAATGGATTTGCGGGGATAAATAGAGGCTACCACATCTTTATCTAAGTCCAGCATCCGAAAAATAGTTCTATAATTAAATCCAATATCCGCATCAATAAACATTAAATGTGTGTATTCTTTTTCATCATCCATAAACAATTGAACTAATGTGTTGCGCGCTCTAGTCACTAGTGATTCATTTCCAATCGTGGCAAACTGTAGTCCTATCCTTTTTTGTATGCACTCGGCCATTAAGCCCATGCAACTCTCAAAATAATTGGTTGTAAGCATTCCTCCATAACAAGGAGTTGCTATAAATATTTTAGGATTAGATTTTCCTTCTGAAATATTATCGGTGGCTGTTTTGTTCATTGCTCATTTCTTATTTCTCATGTTTTCAACTATCCAGTTTTTCACTTCCGAACGGCATAATAATTCCGTTAAAAAATTTGCTAGAGAATTTACAAGAGTTTCTTCATCTTTATCTTTTAGATGATATTGATAATATCCCACATGAATTAACTCATGAATAACCACGTTAATAGCATCTCTTCCCCCCATTTGAATTATTTCATCATCTAAATAAATTTTTAAAGGAGGCTTACTTACAAAACTTCCTTGATAATCGGATGATTCATAAGCCACCTCATGAGGAATAGTAATTAATTCTACTTCAAAAGGTCCAATATTTACTTTTGAGGGAAGAGAAATTTTAACCATGTATGAGATGAGTTTCTTTATTCTGGTTCGAGTAAAAATCTTTATTTCGTTTTGTTTCCGCGTTTCCTCTTCCAGGGTCACCTTCTTTTCTAACAAGCTGAAGATTAAAAGAAACTGATCGGCGTTCTTGTCCCTTAGTTCTAAAAGGATAGACGCCGTGTGATAACCAATTCGGAAATAAAAATATGTCTCCTACTTTAGGAGTATGTTGCATTTTATGACCACTAAATGTAGCTGCTTGACCGTGAAAAAAAACAATGTCCCCGACAGTGGGATAATGATCCTCTTCACTGTATTCTTGTTTTAATCCCGGCGGAATGCGTAAATAAATAACTCCGGATAATTGTCCTTCATGAATATGAAAAGGATTAAAGTCTCCTGCCCACTGGCTCACCATCCACATTGATTCAATCAGAAGCTTGCCAACAAACTCAGGACTAATAGTTTCACTAGCTGGAGGAATGGATATATAAGCTTTTACCATTTCCCCCATGTAATGTACTACAGGTTTAAATTCTTTGGTACTCATCCATGATTGAGGATAGCGCACTTCTTTTTTAACATTTCCTGCTAAATTTTGTGCATGATTAAATTCTTTAGAAAGCTGTTCATTTCCTAACATTTGTGATGCTTTCTTATCCAATAAATGAATAAGATCCATAGGCATTTTACCTTTTATAATAGTAGGTCCAAAAGGCCTAATGCCTTCGAATTTAAATGGCTCTTGCTGCGTTGTTTTTTTCTCTTTCTGACCCATGATAATATCTATTGTCATATACCAAGAATATGACTATAAATATAGAATAAAATTGGCTAAACTTTCAAGCGTAGCCTTCTTGCCAATAACAATCACATAAATTGCGAAATTAGGAGATTATGCAAAAGTTTTTTAGACGAATAAAAAAAGGAATCCAAGATATCGGGAGCGGTGCAGGAGATATTCTACGAAACAATCCCGAAGCGTTAATGATTGGCGCAGCAATGTTCGGTTTACCCTATTTATCAGGTAAAATGGGCACTGGCGACGGTGGTGGTGGATTTACTAATTTTCTATCCAAGATGATAGGCGGCTTTGGTGCACCAGGCACGGGTTCTGGCGCTGACGAAATATTTGGAACAAAAGGATCAGGAATTCTAGGCTTAGGCCAAGGTCTTCTAAAGGGATTAACAGGCGGAAAAGGCGTAGAAGGTAATGCAGGGCTGATAAGTCTTATTATGTCTATGCTGGCCAAGAAACAGTTTGAGAAAGAGAGGGAAGGACCGCTTAGCAAAGAGGATCGCCTGTCCGAGATTGACTTAAGATATGGCGACATCACAGGAGGACCAAAGCAAGCATCAGAACGTTTCAGGGGACTGCATTATGATCCTGATACGGAAACATCTTATGATGTTAAAACATTTGATCCAGCAGCTGGTGTAGACGAATATGCTAATTATACCGTCGATGAAGAAGGTAATATTGTTGAACAAGCGGAGGGAGGAATCGCAGGACTACAGGGAGGAGGAAATCCTTTCTTGAATCGCAATCGCATTAGAGGTTCTCTCGGAGGAGGAATGAATCCAAGAGGATGGTCACCAGACCCGACAGCAAGGAGCATTACGGGTTATCAAGGGGGAGGAATACCTTACATTGATCCTTACAAAGGAACATTAGGAGGAGGAATGCCAGGACACAAAGATCCCACTGTTGAAAGTATTATGGGATATAATCCTCGTTATATCACACGCGCCAATGGAGGAACAACTGCTGGAGATCTAGCGGATACACTGGAAGCCAATCCAGGAATTTCTCAATTTTTTCCAAGAAGATTCGGAATGATTAATGGCCCGGGTGGACCGAAAGAGGACAAGATACCAGCGATGCTGAGTGACGGGGAGTTCGTCATGACGGCAAAGGCTGTTGATAATGCAGGAGGACCAAAAGCAATGTATAATTTAATGAACAGGTTGGATCCTGAATCATCTAAAGGAACAGGAATAATATAATGCCAGAAACTTATTGGCAAGGATCGCGTGAAGCACCCTATCTAGAGGATTGGAGACGTAAAATGCTTCAAGGGGCATTTGATCTTACTCAAGTGCCAGGTACTACTACTCCTCAGGGAATAGCAGGATTTCAGCCTCTTCAAACAGGAGCTATTACTGGAACTGCTGGACTTATGGGAATTGATCCTACAACAGGATTGGCAACAGGAACAGGCGCACAATATGATCCAGCTTTCGCCACGGCTCAACAAGCACTAGGGACAGGACAGATAACAACTGCAGCGGGTATTCCATCCTTAGCATCGGCAACCCAACAGTATGATCCCAGCGCTAGTAATTATCAAGATTTCTTCAGTCAATATCAAGGGGATGTAACTACAGAAGCTCTTAAGCAAATGGATGAGCAAGCAGCTCTCGCACGGAAACGTACGGCTGATACTGCTCAACAGGCAGGAGCCTTCGGAGGAGCACGATTCGGGGTTGAATCAGCGGAACTTGATAAAAATTTACAAGATATTAAATCCAGAAGAATATTTCAGGATTTAGCACAAAACTTTGAACAAGCACAACAAAAGGCAATTGGCACTTCCGAGTCCGCAAGGGCACGGCAGTTGCAAGCAGCGCCGATGTTCGGTCAACTAGGAGCGCAACAAGCCCAAATGGGACAAATGGGAGCTAATCTAGCACAACAGCAATTTGGTCTGGGTCAAGCAGGACTAGGATCTCTATTCCAATTAGGAGGAGGACAGCAAGCGCAACAACAGCAATTACTCAATGAACAATTCAGAATGGCAGAAGCACAGCGTCAGGAACCATATGGGCGATTAAGCTACTTCGGCGACGTGTTGGCAGGAGTGCCATCGGTTTCACAAACATTAACGCAAAAACCACTTCCATACACTAATCCGATGCTCGGGGCACTGGGCATGGGTCTGGGTGCCTACGGCATTCTAAGTGGCCAAGGATCTGGCGGAGCGTTCGGCATGTTCGGACAATAAATGGCTTATTCAGACGTTGACATTTTTGATGAAGACATAAATGTAGATGAGGTAAGCGTACCAACTCCAAAAATAATGCCTACTTCATTACCGAAGAGCATGTTTCCGGATCAACCC